ATTGCAACTACTTATACTACTAATGCTGGTGTCGCAACTCCGGCCTTGAATAATCTAAATATTTTAGGAGCTGGTGGTATAACCACTTCAGGTGCAGGATCTACTGTTACAATTACAGCACCAGCTGCTCCAACATTTATTGGATTTTCAGCCGAAAATGCCCCAGGAGCATTGGGAGTAACGGGCAATGGTGCTGTCTATCAGATTATTTATGAAACAGTAAATTATGATACTACAGGCGGCTACAATGCAGGGACAGGCGTATTTACAGCAGGAGTTACTGGAAAATATCAAATATCTGCTGGCTGTCTGATGCAAAATGTTTCAGGAGCTGCTAGCGTATATTCACAATTTAGTATTATAACAACTGCTCGTACTTATAGAAGTACACAATATAGCCCAAATACAACTTTTGCATCTAGTGGTGGTCAAACATTTTGGTCTGCTCATATGTCCTATTTAGTTGATATGGCAGCAGGTGATACAGCATTTGTGACTATTGCTTTTACAGGTGGTATCGGAAATACTGTGGACTTGTCAAATACAAATACATTTAACAGATTCACATGTGTTAAGGTTGGCTAAATAAAGCAGGTAAACATGCGTATGTTGATCATTGGACTTTTCATTACAGTTGTTATCGTAGGAACATTTGTATCTTGTTCCTATTTATCCAGAGAAGAGGATGAGATCCTCCAAGCAGAACGACAAGTTCTTGATGAAGTGGAAAAAGCTGCGAAAGCAGAAAGAGAAAGAATAGAAATTATTGAGAATGCAAAACGACAACGAGAATGAAATGGATTTGAGAAAGTGTCCTCCGACGCGGTATCAGATAGCTATTCTCTTTTTACTTATTCTTTTTATAACTTTCATGCTCTAAAAAGGACATTCATCTTCTTGAATGGGAGGCTTATCAGCAAGCCTCTTCAATGCTTTCATAGCTTCATCACTGAAGGCTTCTCTTTTATCTTTTGGCATTTCAAGAATGGGTGAATATTTAGTTTCACCATTGTCATCTTTATATTGCTTAGAAGGTGAGGTAATCCATTCACGGCTAGAAGATGCAAAAACACCACATCCTTTGAGTGTCCATCCAAGTTCTGGCAAGAAAAGGTCAACATAACCTTGTAAAGCACCTGACTTATGAGATCTAAAGTTTTTCGCTTCTATTTTCATTGTTTCTCCCATCTATTGCAGCATCCATTTTTTCCATCCACTTCGCCAATGACTTTTTGGCAAGTCTTCGGAGCTTCAAAATACTCGCATACTCCGCAACGTGGTCCATCCGGATATTCCACGTAGCCCGCTTCTTGTTTTGTATATTCTGTTTCATATTCATAATCCTCTATAGGAGCCGTACGACGATAAGACCAATAATTGCATGAACCGTTAGTAGGGTCGATATTGCCGGAAACAATAATGCACTTATGAGGAATAAGATACATGTTACATGAACCGCAGTGCGGATTTTCTTTTGGCTCAACATATGCAAACTCTTGCTTAGTGGCTTTAGGATCGGCTTGTTTAATTCTATGAGTGATATCAAAACGAGCTACTATGTCATCGCCTTTCATATGTCCTCAGGAGGTTTAGGAAGTGGCATCCAATATTCTACTTCACCTTCATCATCTGCTCTTGTTTCCCAATCATTATTATGATTTAAATGACCCATACGATCAACTTGAGAACGTCCAAAAATATCGTACGTAAGAACATATTCATCTACTGAAGGTAATCTATCTTTTATCTTTATCCATTCCATGTAAAGCCGCTTTACTTCATATGTTTGAGAGTTCGGATTTCTCGGGCGAACATCATAAATACATTTGTTAAGTTTATGGTGAGATCTGTTCCGTCATCTACAGCCTTTTCAAGATCGATGATGAAATCTTCAACGCATTTATAGAGAGTTTGTGCTTCTTGGGGGATTTCGGGTTGAACAATAATTGGAGCTGGAACTGGAGTAGTAGTAATTTCTTTCATCTTTGACTTCTTTCCCATTGTTAATCCTTTAGACATTCACAAGTTTCTAGATGTTTCTCTGGACGATTTTTGCAATCATACCAACAATCTGTACCATCACACGCTTCTTCTATCCAAGCATTTTCTTTACTGTAATAAGAATCGTATTTGCTGCAATATTTAAATTTATTATTTAGTAGTTTAGGCAAGATTTCTTTAAGTGCATTGTTCATAAGTATAGTAATAGTCTGATAATAGTGCTTATGTTGTTTAAAACAGTTAGTTTTTGGACTAATTGTAAAGTATTTTAAAATCTATCAAATAATTCAAGTTTGTTTTTTAACTTTACTGCTTCGAGTGTCTCTTTGCAAAACGTCAAAATGCAAAATTGGATGCAATGTCGGATTCTTAATGTTGTTCTCTTTCATGAATTGGTAAAGATGGATAGCTCTGATTATCCCAAATTTGGGATGTTTACAAATCTCTTTGCAATCCATTGTAGAAAGATCATCCACTTCTAAAACTTTGAACTGTGTAAGAATACGCTGAACATCGATTGGCAGTTTAGTGTCTGAAATTTTCAATTTATTTTTTCTTTCCTGCTCTTCTTTTTTCAGAATAAGCAATAGCAACAGCCTGCTTCTGAGGTTTGCCAGCTTCCATTTCTCTTTTCACATTCTCAGAAAAGCCTTTCTTGGTCTTTGCTTTTTTTCCCTTCACGAGTGGCATAGAATCCTCCATAGCGACTTTGACGCCAATGTTAAAAATCTCATTACCAACTTCTACTTGATCAGCAATTTCAAGACAATCACGAATTGCTCGAAGTTCTTCTTTTTCAAGTTCTATATCTACAAATATAGTTCCATCTATTATTTTGCTCGTGAATCTCATTCAGGCACCCATTTATTGACAAAATCTACAAATTTTTTACCATAATCACTACCTGCTTGACTAAATAGTTCATCTTCAGGTTCTGCTGCTACTTTATCTCTTAACAAGAATAAATCTTGAAGATCCATTACAAAACGATTTCTTGGAGTATTTCCTAGTAATAAATTTTGCATTTCTTCTACTGATATTTTATTTGACATATCTCTCCTTTTTTCCTCGCTGGACATATATCACTACACCTCTCAATATTCTGTAACGCTTCCATTCCAAGAGAAAGCACTCTTATAAGGACTCGAGGATTTTCTGAATAGCGCTTGCGCGAATGTATATCTGTCGCAAATTTATCATCATCTATAACTATTCCCATGAGGCAATCCTCATAGAACTTTTGCATATTGGTAGTATCTGGTCGTATATCTGGCAAGATGATTCCATTAATCATTTGCTTGCGCTTGATTTTGCTCGTAGCTTTAGGTATAGGCATGAAGAATATAAAGTCTAACATCACAGGTCCGTGAATAAGTTCTTCTCGATATTGAGCCCTAATTTGCCAACGCGTAGCTTCTTTTTCTTTTCCCTTGGGATCATAGTGGTGCTTATTAAATATGCGTGGGGCAGTCCACGTCTCAGGATTTCCAAAAACTTCTAATTGTATCATCAGATACCTCCAGGAAGGAGGAATATAATAAATTATTTTCTTTGCCAATCTATTTCCATAGTATTTGACAACTTCTTAGGAAGAAAATATTTATAAATTGCTTGTCTTATAGCATAATCTTCAATCATGAATTCAGCTTTTCTAGCATTTATTTTAACAGGACCAAGAAACTGTTTTTGATAAGCTGTTATTGGTTCTTCTTCAGAAGGATACCAACGACTATGACGTTTCATTCCATTATCATGTTTCATTACAAAATCAAGTTCTCTTAGATTTGCAGCAGGTGCGAATTCATCAGGTTCTTTCGTAGTAAACAGATAAAAATTTTTATATTTTTCTCTCCATAAATCCCAAAAGCACTGCTTTATCTTTTGTTTGCTCAAGAAGTTCATTTCTATGAACGAGAATAAGGCAATTTTTTTCTTCCTGTTTTGCAGCAGCAAGAAATGTAATTGTTTTCCCTGTGCCAGTAGGCATTGAGATCAACTGAGATTTGACAGGATTAGATTTAATCGCCAAAAGGACATTTTCTTGATAAGAATATAACTTAATTCACCCACCTGTATTGATGTAGGGAATGTAATAGCGAAATCTTTGTTATATTGCATCTGAAAAATTTTCTTATTTCCTATTCCCTATAGACCACATGAGTTTTTTCTGTGGTAGTTTTTCATAGATCATATCATGAACTTTCTGTGCTTCATGCTCATTTAACTTAAAGTTTTTTTTTAGCCAGGGGAGAGTAATCTTTTTTCCCATGAGTAATCGAATGCGTATTTCATACAACATGTTTAGATTCCTTTTTCTGTATTTCCTCCTTACTAACTTGACCCTGTGTTTTTTCTTTCACAAGATAGGCTATACGATCGCTAACAATATTTCTTCCATTAACAACATTGATCAAATGAGAGGGAGATATCCCAATTTCTATAGCAAAAGATCTGATTGACAAATGCTTAGAATATAAATAATCCATAAGTTTCATACGTTCCTCCTAAAGACGACAATCTTATTAAATCGCATAATTTTTCACAACTTCTATTTTTTTCATTGCATTAAATAACATCGCATGTTATATTTTCATACATATCAACAAATAAAAAGCCCCATGCGGTAAGGCATGAGGCAAAACATAAACTTAAACTAAAGGTAGTTCAGAATGAACGCTCTTGATACTACAGCATTCGACGAGTTTGCTTACACAGAAAAGTTGCTTCAAGAACTTATGGACTTGAGATATGAGAACTTAGTGCTAAAAATTGACAATCGATATCTAAAGACGAATGTTGAATTCTATGAAAAGTTCTACCCGATGAAAGAACAAGATAACTAAAGTAAATTTTAAAAAGGAGAATCTCATGTACCAATCAGAACAAATTAACGAACTTATGACAGCGCTTTCGAAAGCTCAGGGGAAGATAAGACCCGCTGAGAAAAATAAAAAAAATCCTCATTTCAAATCTGAATATGCCGACCTTGATTCAATATGGGCAGCATGTAGACACCCTTTGAGTGAACAAGGACTTTCTGTGATTCAGAGTATGAATCATAAAGATGGGATTACTTATTTAGTAACAACGTTAGGTCATACATCGGGACAATGGATAAAATCCGAATTTCCTATGGCATCAACGGTAAGACCTCAAGACTTAGGTTCGGCATTAACTTATTATCGACGTTATGCTCTTTCTTCAATGGTAGGAGTAACAGCTGGCGAAGATGATGATGCTAATGCTGCACAAGAAGGAACACAGATAGCTCAAGTGACGCAGGTGACACAGGTGACGCACAATTCAAAAAGATTATCCGATAAACAAATTGGAGTTCTTCTTAGAGAGACAAAAGGCGATGAAACCTTTTGGCTTGACCGTTACAAAGTAGAATCCATGCAAGATATTCCCTATGAATCTGGAAAAGCTCAAGTAGATCTAATATTTAATAAAAATAAAGAGGCCGCCATATGACATATAAAACAATCAATCTTAAGCAAGGAAGCTCTGAATGGCTCGAATATAGACGCTCTCGCATAGGAGCGTCTGATGCGGCAGCTATCTTGGGCGAATCGCCTTATAATTCGCCTTATACCCTTTGGGCCGAAAAGATACTCGACGTAAAGAAAACTGTAACGTCGTCGATGCGATACGGTCACGAACAAGAGGAGCCAGCACGTCAAATCTTTGAACAACGGTTAGGCTGCATCTTTTTCCCAAAGGTATGTGAGTCGGAAGAACGGCCTTGGCAGATCGCTTCATTAGATGGGTTAACCATAGATGGCGATGTAGCTTTAGAAATAAAGCTCGCAAATGGCGACGATCACGAGATTGCAAAACAAGGAAGAGTGCCTGCAAAGTACGTTCCTCAATTGCAACATCAGATGTCTGTAATAGGCTTGGACAAAATATTTTATGGTTCACGAAATTACCAAGGTGATACGGCTATTGTCGAATTCAAGAGAAACGATAGCTATATAAATCTTATCTTGGAAGCTGAAGAAAAGTTTTACTACGAGAACATGCTTAACAAAACACCTCCTGCTTATATAGACTTTGATGAACAGAGGCTATTTGAAGGAAGCTGGCAAGATGTAAGTGTGTACTACATGATGGCTAACGAAGTAGAAAAGCGTGCCAAAAAAGATAAAGATCGCGCCATGGAAAGGATACATCAATTAGCCAAGGGCAAAGAACATAGCGAAGCTGGCTATCGACTTAAACGTTCAATAGTCAAGGGATCAGTTGATTACGAAGCATTACTTAAGGAAAATGCTATAGATGCAGAACGATACAGAAAAGAATCTACAGAGCGATGGAATCTCTGCAAGGGATAAGATTACGCTGGATATGCTAAAAATCTCAGCAGAGGCCTTATATGAATATATAAAAATTAAGGACGTAAAATCGATGAATTATAAAAATATGAAGAAAACATTCGTTGGCGTGCTAAAACATTTTGAAGATAAATTTAGAGAATAAAAAGTTAGATGAAAAACCCCTAGGAAAGGATTGGCTTTCTTAGGGATTTATGGAAAAAATTTTGAATGGTTAAGTTTGTCGACCTGGAGAGTACTACATTCCTGCCCATCTCAAATCTTTTTACTTTGTATACTTTATCAAGTATTTTCAGGAAAGAGTTCTTTGTATTTTTCAGCAGCTTTCACATGAAGCTGTGTCATCTGCTCAGTACAAGCAACATAACGTTCACAGTGGGTACATACCCATACATCCGAAACAACAGGAATAGGTTGACCTCTATGAGCTACAATGATACCCATAGGTCTTATCTCGAATCTGTTACGCTTGCACTTATGACATTGGATTGGACTTTTTAGACTTGTAAGCATATAGTACCTACAAAAAGGAAAGAGGTCAGTAACGAAAACTGACCTCTTAATTCAAAAGGAGCTGATATTTAGGGTATCAACTTTATCTGCAGATGGTTCAATTTTACCATCCTATGAATTTAAGTCCAACTCAAAGAAAAAGTTGACTAAATTTCAATCCAAGATCAAGGTGCCCAAGTATCAAGCTTCAAATTTAAAAGGAGCTGAATTATGGCACAAGACATTGATAATCAAGAGAACAATGAAAGACAATTCAAAGGCATATGGATATCCAAAGAAATCTATCTCGCTACTGATCTTTCATGGTCTGAAAAAATCCTATTAGTTGAAATTGATTCGTTAAGTCATGCAGAAAAAGGATGTTTTGCAAGCAATGACTATTTCGGGAAATTCCTAGGTGGAATTCATCCAACGAATATAGCCAAAATGATTACAAAGCTTGAGAAATTAGGTCTTGTAAAAAGGCTGAAATCTGACGGAAGACATAGATACTTAATGAGTTGCCCAGAAAACTTTCGTACTCTTACCAAGGCAGACTTGGTGAAAACACCAAGGCAGGGTTGGCAAAAACACCAAGGCTGCATTAGCGAAAACACCAAGCATATTAATACATATAATAATACAGAGATAAAGAAAGATATACCTAAAGGTATATCCAAAGAAAAGTCGCCGGCTAAAGCCTCGCTCCCAAAAAAATCACCAAAAGAAATTACTCCAGAAATTCTAGAGGACATACAGAAACGCTTTCCTACGCTTAACGTCTCAGAGGAAAAAGAAGCGATGCAAGATCATTTCGCCAACAAAAACGAAATCATCAAAGATTGGCCTGCTAGGTTAAGGCAATGGTGTCGCAACGCGCTTAAGTTCGGAGCAGCTTCAAAACCAATATCCAAGAAAGTCGATATAGAGACAAACAAAGAAACAGCTCAAAGGCTAGACGTTTGGTTTAAATCTAGGCCAACCTCTTATCAAAAAGGCCGAACGATCAACGCTTGCGCAGCTTCCATTGAGTTCGCTAATGAGAGAGAACATGTCGAGATAAGATATAGCGAAGAAACCTTTGATCAACAGCTAAATCAAATGTATAAGAAATGGCAGATTAAGCTCATATAAATATCAGACGTAGGTGGCTTATGTGGATTAAGATTAAGAATCAACTTATCAATCTGGATAATGTTAAAAACATTTATACTAGTTCAAATCTTTTATATATTCGTTATTCAACATATCCTGATGATTTTGATTATTTTAACTTCGAAAATCCAAAAGCAGCAAAAGAGGCTCTCCTTGAAATAAGTTGCGTTATTGATGGTATGGCACAGATAGATATTACTTGATTGAATGGCGCCCCATTTCTATGCGAATTTAGGCCATTCGCAATATAGGATGCAGACCAGATTTTAGATTCTAGGAAAAAAGCTTTAGATGGAAAGATTGAAAAAGCCCGCGAACGGGCTTGATTAAACCGGCAACACCGAATACGGCTTACCCTTGAAGGTTTCATTCATGAAACGGTTGAATAGCTTTATAAGTTCACAGACCAATCTTGATAAAGCCTCCATATAGGGCATATTATCAAACATTGTTAATGCTTTTATTCGTTCCTGATCACGCACTCTTTCCACAGATAACCTGACAATTTCTCTATGCTGCGCATTTGTTCGTGATTGATGAGTCGCACAAAATTCTCTAAATTCATTCAAAAATACGATTGCTCGACTCATCGTTTCCATATAGTCTCTATCGCGTTCAACTCGAACCATATCAATAGGCTGTCTCGTATCTTGTGTTAAAACATCTATGTATCTCGGAAGTTTAAAGTATATGTTTTCGATATTCATTATGAATTCCTCATTTTTGCATTAATGGAGAGATATGACTCTCTCCATGTGATAGGAAATAAAGACTAATCGACAGGCTGATCACGTCTGCATTTTTCTTCATACATAAGCGTTGCATGCCTTTCGAGTTCTTCAGGAGTAGCGTTTGGAAATTGTACCAAATACTTTTCTTTGTAATGATTTTTCCAACTTTCCTCTCTAGCTTTTGGATCTGAAAAAGCAGCCATACCACCCATAATAAAACCAGCAGTTCCTAATGCAACAATAGGGGCAATATTGAAAGCACCACCTGTAGAAACTTCTAGCGCAACCATACTTGCACCCATTGCACTAAGAGCGATTGTTCCTGTAGATATTATTATTGCCTGATCTCGAGTCTTCTCAAACCATTCTTGATTATTTTTTGATTGGATTTCAAGAGATTCGATTCTTGCTTTATCTTCTACACGACCGCGTTTAACTTCAGTTATTTCTCTATCACGTTCCATATGTTCTTCAGCGCATTGATACATATGCTTTCCACCAATACAGACTGTATTTTTCAAGACATCGAGTGTTCCATTAACTTTCTCATCGATAGTCAATGACGTATCGCGTTGGATGTGTTCAATAGTGCTGATGCCACCCATAAAAGTCTCAAGATCGCGCTTTCTTGATAATTCATTTCTCTCTTTATCACGCAATGCTATATCCTCAGCAGTAGGATTAGTCATTATTATTTGCATATTGTTGGTTGCACCTTGCATAGGACTCCTATTAGATTTTTAATTCATAAAATTTCTCTTGCCGCATAACGGTCAGGTTACGCGGCCGGAGATGCTATGAATTTATGATCAATATTAGATTAAGATTTGTGTGAGATTTCTTCTTTTTTTAGCTCTATCCTATCTTCATAAAATTCTAAACGCACTTGTTCTTCTATACCAAGAGCGTTAAGCCAAGATTTAGGCAAGACTAAGTGGTTGCTATAGATATTTGAGCTTTGAAGCTTTTTGACTACGATTTCCTTAGGTTTTTCAGTGACTTTTATTATAGGATCACTACCGATTGTAGTAATAATATTAGAGTTAGTCATTGTTAACTCCGTGTTTATCCGCAAAATTTTTTAACATTTCTCTATAGTCTTCGCTTAAGTCCGTAAAAGATTCAAGAAACAACTCCATAAAAGATTTGAAATCAGGTGCGCTATTTACACCCATTTCGAAAATCGCAGCGATTGCAAGATGTAACATTAATGGAGGCCTTTGATCGTATGCTACCGATAATGAATGTATATGATTAGCAATACTATCAATTATGCTACGACACTCTTTTTGATCGATTGAACTACTAGTAATTTTATTTTTATATTGAGCCTTTAACACAGGTTTTCTCCTTAAGTTAGATCTTTTGTTTATTATTGTATTAGGCTTTGTCATTCTTCTTTCCCCTTGGCTTTTCAAGTGTCATTGACATCAAAACTTCCCATAGTTTATCCGATCTTGCTCGAGCTACGTCCATATCACTAGATAATTTAGTAACTGTAGATTCAAGATGGTTGAGCTTAAGTTCGAACATATCCATTTTAACTTCGAACTTTTCAAACCTTCCAGTCATCCAAGTTTCTAGACGCTTCTCCATTGAACTGAATATATAATATATAAATGCACATGATCCTCCTAGCATTGCTAGACATGCGATAATTCCTTCGATCATAATAGACTCCTTATTGTTATTACAATATCAACTATATCCAATTGTATGGATATATTGCAATAAAAAAGCTCTTGCAAACAAAAAGCCTCCTATTTATTTTCAAGAAAATATTTTAATGAGGAATTATGGCAGGTCCAAAAGGCAACAAAAATGCTGTGGGCAATAGTGGATTACCCCCACAAAAGTACACAAAAGAATGGATGATTAATGAAGCTCAAGAGCTTCTTGCATGGGCAAAGAAACGCGATGAGGACGGGAAAGTAATATTCATTAATCGATTTGCTTTAGAGCATGGATATCATCCTCAAAGATTAGCTGAATTTGCAGATAAATCAATCGAGTTCGCGGCAGCATTAAAATTAGTTAAAGAATACACGCACATGGATTTATATGAAAATGGCTTGAGAGCTGAGTATAATCCAGGTTTTGCAAAGTTCTGTCTCGTGAATAACCATGGGTATAAAGAGCACTTGGAAGAAAAAGATGAAAGTGCTAAAGAGATTTGCAAATCGTTAGTAACTTCATATCTTAAAATTAAAAATGACAAGCCACAAACCTAATGGTGTCCAGCCTTTCTTCTGCGAGCATCCATGCTGTAGCATTTGTCAAGATAAGACTATCAAATACGAAACCTTCACCTTCTGGGATGAGCTGCATCAAATATCAGGCTCATACCATATAGTTCATTGCTCTGGCGTACTTAGGTATTGCAAAGATTGTTATGATGAATATAGTGGCGTGGTCGATACAACCTTAGAGGTTTAGTTTGCAACTTATCCATCCACTCTCGCCTAAACAAAACCGTTCCTTCCATGAATCGAATGCCAAAATCAATATCTGGGAAGGCGCAGTTCGTTCTGGTAAAACCTATGTATCCATGGTTCGTTGGATATATGAGCTTATGACCGGCCCTGATGGCTCCTATTGCATGATCGCAAGAACCTATGATACCTTCCGTCGCAACTTGCTCACTCTTATGACAGACATCCTTGGCACAGAGGCTAAATGGTATGCTGGCAAACGTGAAATGGATATCTTTGGTAAACAGGTATTCATAGTAGGTGCAGATGATGAGCGCTCTGAATCAAAGATTAGAGGAGCTACATTTCAAGGTGCTTATGTCGATGAAGGAACACTCATTCCTGAATCTGTATTTCGCATGCTCATATCACGTTGTGCTATGAAGGGAGCTCGCATATTCATAACTACAAACCCTGATACTCCCTATCATTGGTTGAAGACTGACTTCCTAGACAACAATCCAGACGCTCTTTCTTGGCAATTCAACTTCGAAGACAATCCGCAGCTTACTCATGAAGAAAAAGAATATTTGAAGCGTCAATATAAAGGTATATGGTACAAACGTTTTATTGAAGGCTGTTGGGTACAAGCTGAAGGCGCCATATATGACTTTTTCGACGTTAATGTACACACTATGGATTTTTGTTCTCATCCTGCTGAGCAGTATATCGTTGGCGTTGATTATGGTACTACTAATCCTTGCAGCTTCGTGCTTATTGGTATAAACAAAAGTAGGTTCCCCAATTGTTGGGTAGAAGCCGAATACTATTGGGATAGCAAGATTAAGCAACGGCAAAAGACAGACTCCGAATATGCTGATGACTTCAAGAAGTTCATAGCTAATAAGCCTATCAAAGCAATCTATGTTGACCCTAGTGCGGCATCTTTCAAGCTCGAGCTATCAAAGCAAGGTGTGCAAAACCTCTTCGATGCAGAGAACGAAGTGCTCGACGGAATTCGTCTAGTATCTAACTTCATGAGCAATGGAACGATAAAGATAACAAAGGCATGTCCTAATCTCATTCGAGAGATTCAAGGCTATGTCTGGGATTCTAGAAGTGTTAGACTTGGGGAAGATAAGCCGCTAAAATCTCATGATCATTGCATCACTGGTGACTCTAAAGTTTTTGTTAATGATAAATATCAACAGATTAAAGACATTCCTTCACATGGAATAATCCTATCATATGATGCGTTTGATCAATCTTTTAAAGAGCTTCATTATGTGGATGCCAAAAAGACACAAACTAATGCAGAGATATTTGAAATAGAACTTGAAGATGGAAGCACAATCAAAGCTACTAAAAATCATAAATTCCTAACAATTAATGGTTGGAAAGAATTGCAGCATTTGATGCTTTCCGATACAATAATCACATGCAATATCAATTCTTCAATGATCAAAAATTCTACCAAGACAAGCGAACAGAATATTGGATCACAACAAAATGTCCTAAGAGACGAATGCATGTTGTCGTTTCTAGATCTTGCTCATGCACAACCTATTGGAATAAAAATAAAGTCTATTAGATATGCTGGTATAGAAGATGTTTACTGTCTTAATGTACCTAGTACTCATTGTTTTATTGCCAACGGAATTGTTGTCCACAACTGTTTGGACGCATTTCGGTACGCTCTATATAGTCATTTCTGGAATAAGCATGATCATAAGATCGATTGGGAAAAGACCAAGCGAGAAGCTTTTGGTCTTGAGCCTGAACTTCCACGTTTCTTTCAAGATACAGACGACATGAGGTATAGCTTTTAGCCCAATAGCTTAATCAAAGCTCTTGCCGATTAAGCAAGCGATGCTGGTAAGAATCCGGCTTGGGCTTTCACTTGTAAAGCGACTTTATATCTCAATTCTTACAGGTTTGTTCACCATTTGATAGCGTTCATTGACGATGGAAGCATTACAGAATTTTGTTATTCCGCGATCAATCATTTTTCCACCACATTCGTGGATATGACCAAAAACATGCAATTTAGGATTTATTTCAAGTACTCTTTTGCGTAGTCGTTTACATCCAACATGAGGCTCATCAATTTCATAATTGACACTATCATATATGGCATATGGTGGACCATGAGTTATCAATATATCAACATCATCTGGAATTCTTGCCCAATCCATATATTTTTTAGATGATGTAAAAGCGGAGGCTTTATGATTCTGACCCTTGAATCGTTTAGTAAAAGGAGAACCCCAAATATGCAATCCATCATATTCTGTACTAGATTCCATGAGATAGACTGTATTTTGGAGAGGTATGTAACTAAATAATGACTTGGCTAATTTGAAATCTTCAAGTTTATGATCATGATTTCCCGCTATGACAACCTTCTTTTTATATTCTTGATGAGCAAGCCATTTGATGAATTCTTGATATTCTTCGATTTTATCATATGCTGTTAGATCGCCAGCAATAATGAGTAAATCGCCTCCTAAAAGAAAAGGAAAATAACCATGTAAATCAGAAATGCAATCGATAATCATTATTTTCACATAAATGAAGTTCATCATTCATTTGTTTTTCTCATTAGAATCTTTTTTTGAAAAGAAATAGCCAACCCTTTATTGTAAAGAAAATTTTACTTCTACAATAGGCTTCTTATGACCATGTTTCCTCAGCTTTCCGAGGCATATTATGTTGATAATGACCATAATATTTTGAAGCTAATGGATTATGTTTACTCAAAATATATACAGATTAATCAATCTTTTTGGTCGGAAGCGGACATTGATAACAGATTTAAAATTGGAGATCAAACTCTTTATAATGACATCTACGGAAATCTTCCAGCATTCAGAAAGCGATCTTTCAACTTTAATATCATAAGACCTACCGTCAATATGATATGTGGATATCAACGCCAACATAGAAAATCTACTATCTGCACGCCTATAGAGAATGCTGATCAAGCAACAGCAGATCAATTCACGAAACTTCTCTACCATGCCAATACGAAAGGCCATATCTTAGAGACTATATCTGATGCTTTTGAAGGCGCCGTAACATGTGGTATGAACCTTTTAGGCGTTTGGATGGATTACCGTTCAGACCCCGTTAATGGTGACTTCTGTATCGATAATCTTGGCTACTCAGCGTATTTGATAGACCCTTTTTTCAAGCGGATGGATCTATCTGATTGTAATTCATTATGGACTCGTAAATACGTCTCAAGAGCTCAAGCAAAAGCACTCCTTCCCGGTAGAGAACCTGAGATAGAAGGCATGCGTGGGTGGGGTAATCGCGATGGAAAATTTCAATATATGCCCGAAGCATATAACTATGGTATGCAAGACCTTTTGATATATGATGAGTTTTGGTACCTTGACTCTCGCAAGCAAAAAATGCTATGTGATATTGAATCTGGCGAAACTACTGAGTGGAGAGGAAAGGATGAAGATTTACAAGATTTTCTATCGCTATATCCGCAGGTGGTTGTACTCAATCAAGAAATCCCTACAGTTAAATTAGCAATCGTAGTTCAAGGAAGAGTGTTCTATCATGGAGAAAATCCTCTTGGTATTGATCGCTATCCTTTTGTCCCTTGCTGGGGTTATTACGAGCCTCAGGTTCCTTATTTCCCTTGGCGAGTACAGGGTGTTTGTCGTGCAATGCGTGATCCCCAGTATTTGTACAACCGTCGTCTTATTACTATGCTTGACATATTTGAGTCTCAAATAAATTCTGGTATGATTTACAAAGAAGGTGCTCCTGTTAACCCGAAAGATGTCTTCTTGTCTGGTCAAGGTAGAGCTATGCCAGTTAAAGACAACTATGATCCCAATGCTGATATTCGCATCGTCGCACCTCCCGCTGTTGATCCTTCCATGGTACAACTTGCTGATATGCTTAAGAACATGACTCGCGAAGTGACTGGTGTCAATGAAGAGCTATTAGGTGCAGCACAAGACGATAAAGCCGGCATTCTTTCTATGCTTCGTCAAGGAGCTGGTCTTACAACATTGCAGACATTATTTGATAATCTTGACTTCTGTCAAAAGATGCTCGGAGATCTACAGATCCAACTTATCCAAGCCAATTGGACACCGGGAAAAGTACAGCGAATCCTGGGTGATGAGCCAACAGAACAGTTCTATAATCGAGCATTCGGAAAATATGATTCCATCGTTGAAGAGGGTCTAAATACCTCTACTCAAAAACAGTTTCAATTTGCACAATTGCTCCAGATGAAAGAAATGGGACTTCCTATTCCTACATCATTGCTTATTGAATCCTCTACTTTGCAGAATAAAGATGAACTCATGGAAGCCATACAGGCCGAAGAAGAAATGGCACAAAAACAAAGCGAAGAACAATCTCAAGTGCAGATGGAAGTGCTCAAGGCTCAGATTGAAGATCTTAAGGCTAAGGCGATGGCAAATGAAGGTCTCGGTCATGAAAGAGCCTCAAGGATTGCTGAGAATAACGCTCTTGCCGTGGAAAGAATTGCCGCCGCGCAGCGTGAACGTGATATGGGTACATTGGACAAGATTAGAGCAACAAAAGAAATACAGGATATGGATCTCGGTCAACTCGAGCGTGCAGTAGCACTTATTAGAATTATCCAAGAAGCTGAAGAAGCAGATGCAATGGCGGCCGCTAAACGGTCGACGCAAAATAGTCAGCAAATGAGTCAGCCACAACAAGCACCTATGCAACAAATGCAACCTCCTATTCAAGAGCCTGGACGAATGCAGCCTGCACAGATGAATTATCAGTAAATTTTTAGTTAAAATAATTCCTTGATTTTGTATCTTAAAGAAAATCTTATAAAGGAGTGTTCTCATGAAACACAAGAAAGCAAAACATCATTCAGTGAATGAGCATGGATATTCAGAACGTGAAGGGAAAGCTTGGGGCCATGGACAACATGCTAATATGCCTCATGAGACTGTAATGTCCTCATATCCTAAGAACAAAGGCGCCCATTCAAAAGATCTTAATGATACGATTACTAATATCGATCGAGAGATTATGCAAGAAGAAGGCCAAGTTCATAAGCATGTTTCCAACCAACACTAAGGTTGTATGAAAAAGAAAAAATGCAAAGACGCGAATTATAGCTTTAAACAAGATGAACCAGGTTCAGTATTTGGTAAAAATGACTTTGCTAATATGCCATCTAATCCCATGTTTATGACTCTTTCCAAGAAGCATGAATATAGAGATGGCATAGTAAACTCTTTTACCAATGATCTTGAACCGATTACTCATATTGAGGAGAATCAACGCTAATGGTAATGATAAGACCAAAAGGAAAAGCTACTAAAATAGCTAGAAAAGTCTTAGGATCCAAAGGCGTTGTCGTTCCGAAGGCATCACAACAAAAGAAGACACCTCAAACCCCATTTTTACAACATTGATTATAGCAAAACAAGTACAAAATAAAACTCGTGAAAAGCTCATACAAAATCTTATACTTAATGGTATAGATCCGCATGAATTTTTGAGTGAAATATGTGGTAAAGATTATGCAAACCAGCTTATCTCTGATTTCTCGAATAGTTGGAATAAGATGTTTGGTCATAGATATGAACTAAAAGGTACTGACAATGCATTAATATCTTTTGAAAAATGCATAGAAATTTATAAAAACTATAAATGTAAAGCGGCTTTACATGAAGAAGAAAGAACAGACAAAGAAAGTCCTTGAAAAAGCGACTAAGCATGCAGACTATGAAGCTGATAAGAAACTCTTTCAATCTATGATGAAGAAAGAAAAAAAGAAAAAGAAGAAATAGTGACAGCTCCTACTTTTACGCCATATAGTAGTGTCATCATAAACATTACCAATGCAAATCCAGCTGTGGTTACTACATTAGGCAATAATGGCTTTTTAGATGGATCATATGTGACCCTATTCATTCCCTATAATTCGATGCCTTTATTGAATCAACAGACATTCTTAGCGACAATCATCAATCCTACGAGATTTTCTATTCCTATAGACACTACAAATATGGATGCTTTTGTTCTACATCCACTTCAAGATGCGCAAGTCATTCCAGCAGGAGAGATTGCCGCTACGTTGAAAAATGCTGTAAGAAATCAAAGTTGATTACCAACCATAATCTTCATCTTCATCACTTTGACTTACATCTTTAACATAAATATCTAAATCACTTGATTTTAGAGTTTCCAGCCCTAGAGCATATATGAGGTCTTTTTTAGCTTGAAGAAGAGTTTCATATATTTTGTAGCATTCTTCATTATCTGAAATACACATTTCATTATAAATATTTGAAATAGCTTTATCCAATGGCGAAATGAATTTTTTATAGCAATGTATGAGTTCATCTTTCTGATCTATGAAATAGACACATTCAACAATAGATGGTTCTTGATAATCGGTTGGCAATGCTGCGAAAAACATAAACACTCCTGTTAAATAAAATTTCAATTTGACACTTTCATCTTCGGATTGTATACCTAATTTAAAATTTAATTTAGGTGTACATGGATTCCACTGACACACGATACAAATACAATCGTTTTGGCTCAAAAGGCGCAAGAGTTGGACAAGCAGTTGTCGATATGATGGGTCTTGATCAACCAGATCTAACAGCTGGCGACATTATTGAAGCTCAGTCAGAGAAGTTCACAGCTGATTTCAATAAATACGCAGAAGAAGCTGCCGAAAAATACACTTCGCCTTTTTATATGTTTATCCTCACAGGAAAAGAACATTGGGCAGTAAACGTAGTCCGTAATTGGTTTATTCCTCGTCAAACCGCACCTCATGCTTCTCAGATGATGGAAGACTATCCTAATAAAACAAAGAGTCTTTATTTGCTAGATTTTGAAAAGGGGATATGTAAACTTTTGTGGACTCTTCCATCTCCTCAGGAATGTGCTATTGTTCTTCGTCATAGAAATGACTATGATCCAGGTTTGGTAGCATCCATTCTGGACTTTGCTCATGGTCGTCTTGATCGCGATTCTTATACAGCCCATATGCAGTAGAAGATTCTGGATACCAAAGAATTTTTTTGGCATAATCGATCCAATATGATGCAATATCTAGATCTTTTGAAAAAGCATCTTTATCTTCTCTATGCATTGCAAGTTTTTGAAATGCTATCTCAAGATTTTCTATCACATCTTCCAATGCTCCTAAGGAGGCTATATGTATCTCGGAATAGTTAGATTCCATATCACATGTATGTCTAGCTTTGTGGTGTTCTTTGGCACATCCAGGTATTGCTATACTGACGACGCTGATGCTTAAGATTGCGATAAGTTTATTCATAGAATCTCCAATTTTCCTAGCTATTTTATCATCAATTTTTTGATTCCCGTCACATTTCCTTAATCCTATCTTTAAGATCAATAAAAATATTTTTTTGACATAAAGTAAATCTTTTATTATATATCAAAACAAAGTTTTAAATTGATATCGTCAGCGCGCGTCAGTCGCATCAATTTAAGCTACAGCCGGCGTACTGGATTTCGCCAATCCCAGAAAGGAACCACATGTCTGAAGAAGAAACTATGAGCGTAGAGCAGGAAGCTCAGGAAGTCGCTCAATCCACTGAACAAGACAATGTGCAAGAAGCTCCTGTGCAAGAAGAGCGTCGTAGAGATGCTGAATATAACTGGCAGGAGACTCGTCGAGTGATCCAAGAACAAGAACGTCAAATTCGTGAACGCGATGATTATATAGCTCGCATACAACAGCAATATTCTCCCAAACAAGAAGAAGTTGATGAGACCGATAAGCTAGCCAATGACGATCTCACAACAAAAGCTCATGTCGTAAAGCTTGCCAAGAAAATGGCAAAGGAAGCGGCACAAGAAGTTCTTCGAGAAAGAGAAGCAGCAACAGTAGGCGATCGAATTAAACAGCGTTTCCCAGATTTTGATGATGTGGTCACCGATGAAAGTTTAAAACAACTTCAAAAATCAAAGCCTGAGAAGTTTTATTCTTTTCAAAATACTCCTGATCCTTACGCACAGGCAGTAGCTGTATATGACGAAATATTAATGATGGGGGGAACAATGGCGAAACCTAAGCCTTCTTTAGACAAAGAGAAAGCAATAAAGAATAGTCAAAAACCTCTATCTGTCAATTCTGTCGCCAAACAATCAGCTATTGGCAATGCCCACGCTTTTGAAAATGGATTAACTCCAGAATTGAAAGCAAGTCTGTGGAAAGAAATGCAGGATAGTATCAAGAGAGGGTAGAGCGCTCGGGATAACTTTAAGGAAAAGTTATGGGAGCAATTACCACAACAGCTGTGTTACCAGCGCCCATTCAACAAAGTTTTTCGTTCAAACTTTTGAGCGTCCCTGTTCCATACATGATCCACAAGATCCCAGCAGATCTTAAGGCCATGCCAAGGAACGGTGGTACAACTTTGAGAATGAGACGATAAACATTATGTCGTCTTTAAATCTCTAGTAATTGACTTGGAAGCCCTACGGGGTGACAAGGGGCAAGTGTAAATACAGCCTGAGAGACTAAATCTAGAGACTCTAAAAAGAGATGCGATAGTCCGAACTCTATGGAAACATAGAGAGGGAGGAATAACAAGACTCCCCGCCCAAAAGGGTCATAAAAGTAACAGAACGATAATCCATTAGCAACAGCTACTGTACCACTAGGGAATAGCGGCATTACACCGCCTCCACAGCAGCTTACAAGTATAAACATAGATGCCCAAATGGACTTTTATGGCACGTATATCCTACTGAACGAACAAGTAACTCTTCAAAACCAAGACCCTAACCTACAACATGGTTTGGTAGCATAATATTTAACTTGTACCTAACATTGTAATCATGTAATCTATCCATGTAATAAAATGGAGATTATATGAAAAAAAAAGATGAGATTATGGCTTATTTAGCGGGCGTAATGGATGGAGATGGAAGTTTCAGCATAGGCAAATTGCCTGCGCCAGCAGCTCCCTTATATTTTCCACTTTTACAATGCAATACTTGGAGATCCTTCATTTTTCTTTTAAAAGAAAAATTTGGTGGAACTCTATTTAAAGATAAGCATCATATTTGTAAGGATGGCTCGAAAGGACATGCTCTTATACGTTGGAGATTGAGAAGTCAAAAAAATGTTTTGCCAGTTTTGGAAAAAATAATTCCATTTCTACAAATAAAAAAAGAAAGAGCACAGTTTCTAAAAGAATTTATTGAAAAGAATCCATTTGTCAGAGGTCAAATACTTTCATTATCTATAATTGAAGATAGAGAAAGAGATTATCTAAAAATGATTCAATTTAATGAATGGAAACAATGTCATCAAAAAATAACTCAATTTCTTGCTAAGGGAATGTCTGAAGATACTTTGTTTTGGTCCTATATGGCTGGTTTAATGGATACCGATGGTTCATTTGCTTTGAAAAAACAAGTTCAAAACAAGGGAACTGACGTAAAAAATCCAAGATATTTACCAGTTATATCTTTATCAATGACTGATACAAGAGCCATAAATTATCTTCGTGAAAATTGCAATGTAGGAAAGTTATATATTCCTAAAAATAAATCAACTAATGCCGGATTTCATTATCAATTTGGTATTTATACAAAAAATGAATGTATGGAATTTTTAAAACGTGTAATTCCGTTCCTTCATTCAAAAAAAGAAAATGCACAAATTCTTTTGGGTTTTTGCGAACAATCACAAAATACCAAATATTGCAAAGCCGGAATTCCTGAAGAAGAACTTATTTTTAGAGAACAATGTTATCAAACGATTAAAAGTTTAAACAAATATGGGGTCTCTAAACCAACTCTAATTGACTTGGAAGCCCAAAAGCAGGGTGACAAGGGCGAAGGAGCAATCCACGCTGAACGACTAAATGAGATGGCCTCGAAAGAGGATGCGATAGTCTGACCACGAGCAATAGCTAAGAAGAAACTCGTGAGGCCGATCCGAAGAGGTTGGCCCGCCTGAAAAGGTCATAAAAGTAACAGAATGGTATTAAATGAAGCGACTCAGAGACTAGGCGTGAGCCTTCGTCAGACAGAAGACGAACTCATGAGAAACATGCTCCAAGCTACCGCAGGATTCATAAACTGCGTAGGCGGTGCAAATGGCGATAATCCAACCGAAATCACTCGTAGTGATATCGATGTCGTCATTAAGACACTCAGAAGCAATAATGCTTATAGTTTCGTTTCAGGTGTACAAGGCGAAAACCGTTTTGCGACCGCACCGGTGCGCGATGCGTACTTCGCTTTGGGCAATACCGCCCTTATAGGACAAGTAGACAACGTTCAGGACTTTATACAGAAGTGGAATTATCCAAATCAACAGTCCACACTAGATGCAGAATGGGGTTCTGTTGCGAACCTTAGATTCTTGCTCTCTAGTATTGGTAGTTTTACCGCAAATGCATCTCTTTTAGGTGCAGATGTTTATAATATATTCTGCTGTGGCCGCGAATCCTTCGCTGCAGTCGAGCAAGATGGGTATTCGGCCCAATTTATCTATCGTCCACCAATATATGATGGACCACTGGCTCTTAACGCATCTGTGGGCTGGAAAATGGCTGAAGTACCAAGAATTCTTAATGATACTTGGGTCTTCAATTTACGCTGCACATTGGCATAGGAGGCAAAAACATGAGTTCACCAATTAATGCTGTTCTTACAGGTTCTTTTACCTCCTTAGGTACACAAATTAACCTCGTTTTACCTTCTGGGTATTCCGAGTTTAAAATGACCAATATCACAGATATCGGTTCTGCTGCTGCTAATACAAACGTTATGGTTGCAGAAGGGACATCCCTTATGCCAGCAGGTTCTGCCATCTATCAGTTAAAGACAAATGGTGCTGCAACATTGCAGATACCATCTATGACTTTAACTAATGGCTTTACTTTTGTAGCAGATAGCGATAATGGAACCCCAGGTCCATTGATCCCTTTGACCGCTGCTGGTAATACTATCAGCCAAGCAGCTCCAGCTGTCGTTTTAACGGGTAATACAGCAGGACTTATTGCTGGTGTATCTCTTGTTAGATTGATCAATACAGTTGGCATGGAAAACATCGCATCTATGGTTTTCACAGTAGGTGCTATCGTTAATAACGTTAGCTTTACTTTGCAAAACCTTGATACGAGTGGTGTAGTTGGTGGCTTTGGTGCTAATGCTACTAATGGTAGCTATAGAGCCATTCCATTCCCAACTATGTTTTCTCCTAGATATCACTACATTACAAATATCAGCCTCGCTGCTCAAGCAAGAATCACAATGTCTGTAACTCATGGTCTTACTGTGGGACAGGCTGTGAGAATTCTTGTTCCAGCAGGGTGGGGAACTACTCAGATGAACGGTCTTCTTGGAACAGTCACAGCGATTGGCCAAGCTGATGTATCTGGTTTCACCAACACTATCGATGTAAATATCAATAGCTCTGCCTTTACAGCATTTACTTTCCCAACTTCTGCTGTTGCAGCTGGTGGGATTGGCTTTGCTCAGGTAGTTCCAGTTGGCGAAACAGCAGTGAACACACTCGCTCTTCCTGTTGGAAATGTCCTTGATGATAGAACCCTAAACGTCTCGTTCAGAGGTATCCAGATTGGAACTACTGTTCAGACGACAGGGAAACTATATCAGTGGATAGCAAAACAAGGCCTTACTGTGTAATTAAAATACCCCTCTTCGGAGGGGTTCCATTTCAGAGGTAGATATGTCAAAAAAAGAAATTATAGCTCCTGCTTATGTTCCTATGGTTGAAGTTCCTATAGCTACTGTAGATAGAAAAAAAAGTGGTAAAGAAAAACTTGAAAAATTAATGTCCGAAGAGTTAAAACCTGTAAAAGGAATATTTCAAAACTTTGAAACTCCAGGCGGTTCATTACCACTACAGATACGCAAATTTCCTGGCCATTTCTTCAATATGGTCTTGAAAGATGGCGAAGAATATGAAGTGCCTCTTTATGTTGCAAGACACTTGAATGGATTAGATGGTGCAGCTACTGCAATCAACGGTAAAGTTGGAACATGTTCTTATGCCATTCATTCATGGATTACTGATAGCGAAGGAAAGCCGCTACTTAATACAGCAAAAAGAAAAAAACGTTTTGGATTTCAATCGATGGAATTTGCTGGCGGAATGTAAAGCCGCTTTACATTGAGGTTTTATGGTTTCTCCACTACCGTTTACAGCTGCTGATATTATCACTAAGGTAAGGCGTATTATCGCTAGACCTTCTGCAAATCAGATATCAGATCAAGAGATCATTCGCTATATCAATACATTTTATGTCTATGATATGACAATGCATCTAAAGCTTGAGCCATTGCGAGTAAACTGGCAATTTACGACGACTGCAAATACTCCAGTATATGATTTCCCTAGAAATTTATATCTAGTTGATATGCCTCCGGTATTTATCGGGGGCTATCAATCATTTATGACGCAATCAAGGCAGAATTTCTTTCGCATCAATCCTCAATTGAACTTTTTACAGCAGAATGTATTTATAGGAAATGGGACAGCAGGACCCTATGGACCTACAAATCTTATAAATACTCCCATTATGCCAGGATTTAAACCAAACCCACCGGGAGCCTATTCAGCGACACCTGCTCAGGCACAATATATTAATTGGAACGTCCTTGTCTCTGCATCATTTCCTCAAGGAAATTCAAGTGTGAGTACAAGTTTAGTAGATGATGGACAGGGTAATCTTATAGATCCATTGGATCCAGCTACACCACCCAATGCTCCGGCAAATCGTGGTAGCATAAATTATTTGACTGGCCAAATTACCATTTTCGATCCAACAGTATTCCCAACATTTGGCTTTCCAATTCCCGTTCCTGCTGGAACTCCTATCAATGTCCAATATATTCCTTATGTACCATCTCGGCCGCAGTCTGCTTGTTTTTATCAAGATCAGATTCTTCTATATCCTGTGCCTGATCAAGCATACACGGTAAGCTTCGAAGCCTTCAAATATCCAATTCCTCTTAATAGTGATCCTGCACAAGGTGAAGTAGTAACAGAGCCTCAGATAAAGGAATGGTGGCAGTTATTAGCATATGGTGCTGCTGATAAGTTTTTCACTGATCAAGGTGATCTTGAGAATATGACAAAATTCAGACCACTTCTAGAAGAACAACTTAAGCTTATTAATAGAAGAACGATTGTCCAACAAACGAGTGAAAGAACAGCAACTATATATACGGAACAGTCAACTTTTCCACAATTTCCTTTTGGCAACCTCTACAGTGGCTTCTAGATTATTTTATTTGGAATCAAATTACATTCTATGTTAACTTTGATATAAAGTCGAGGTTAACATGAAAGAATGTAAAATTTGTAATATTAAAAAAAATATAGACGATTTCTACCCAAAAAATACAATTTGCAAAATTTGTTGGAATATAATCAGAAAAAGACCTAGTCGTTGTAGATATTGTAAGAAAATATATTTTTCTGAACGAAAAGGTGGTGGTCGTTTTTGTTCACAACATTGTAGATTTTATTCACATGTAATTAAAAGCGATTATTGTTGGAATTGGAAAGCTAAAAAATCTACAAAACGTTATGGAACAATACAAACTAAAACTGGACCAATGTTAGCACATAGATATAGTTGGGAATTGTTTAATTCTTTTATACCAGATGGTTTAGAAGTTTGTCATAAATGTGATAATGGTTTTTGTGTTAATCCCGATCATTTATTTTTAGGAACTCATGCTGAAAATATGAGGGATGCAAAAGAAAAAAAACGCATGAAAAACAATCCAATTTATAAAATATTGCCTTTAGAACATATAAATATAAAAAATTTAAGAGATAGAGGAGAAAAATTAGATAATATTGCTGAAAAATATCGATGTACTGTGAAAAATATTCAGAGAATTTTGAAAAAATTTAATTGATATTTCCCTACCCCAAATTCACCTAAAATAATATATTGACATCAAATATAAATTTTAGGTGATATGTGACATATAATCCAAATATTCCAGCGCCTACCGACCAACCTAGCGCTTCTCAAGGCCAATTTTTAACAAACTTTGGACAACTAAATACGCTTTTCAATTTCGATCATGTAGCTTGGAATGATGCTACTGTTGCAAATCGTGGTCTTCATAGAAAAGTAGCATTTATCCAAGCAGTAGCTGATCCTATTTTTGCTTTTCCCATTACCCAATTATATACAAAAACTTCAACTAACGCGGTGGTGAATCAGCGGTTCAATGATCTCTATTATTACGAGAAAAATACTGCTGGAACTACAAATGTACTTCGATTGACAGGAGGAGGAATAACCGCTTCTTCATATGTTAGATTTAATGGCATAACAGCAGCATTGATTTCCACAACACCATATAATATAACAAGTGTAGTACGAACAGGAGTTGGTGCTTATATAATCACTTTTACAAGACAATTTGTAGATGGGACTTACACGGTATTTGTCTCGACTAATGATACAAATCAAGATGCCGCTCATTGTAAATCAACATGGAGATATTCAAATACAAATTCAAATCAGTGTCAACTTCAAACGTTTTTTAATGGTGCATTAGCCGATCTTCAAGATGTATCTGTACTATTTTTTGGTATATTAAGATGACAGGAATTCAGCCGTTCTACATATCAAATTATGAAGAAAATTCTGGCTTGTTTACCTATCTTGAGCCATTTCTTACACCTGATAAAGCGTTCCCTTCTATAGAAGATGCGTATAATTGGAGGGGAAAAGTTCCTAAAAGAAAGGGATATGAACTTCTTGGGAGACTTCAGCGAAATTTATCGATGATAACGCTTAACACACAAGCAAATGGTGCTGTATATAATAACGCTGATATATTAGCCGATCCTGCCATTAACGTTCGAGCAACTGAGCCAAATGCAGAAATTCGAGCAGGGACGCTTGCTATTACAGTAGGGGGTGTTACATTTACCGATAATGGTAATGGAACGCTTGCTGGCTTGCCAGCTACAAATAGTGGGACAATAAATTATATCACAGGCGCGCTTCAGCTAAACTTTGTTCCTGCCCTTGGCGGTGCAACAAATGTAGTAGTTACATTTAGTTATTTTCCTTCACTTCCCTGTATGGGTCTTTTCACAAGATTTCTATTATCAACGACCAATACACAACAGACTATCGGCTTCGATACCAAATATGCATATGACTATGTGCCTGGAACAGGACTGTTTAGAGAATTACCATCTATTGCCCCAACGACATGGCAAGGCTCTGATTCACAACTTTTCTGGACATATTCATATTTTAAAAATGTTAATGGCGATCTTTTCTGGGCTACGAATTTCAATAAGACTGGAGCTCCTGATCCATTACGATATTATGATGGCACAACGTGGACGACATTTAATCCAAATGTTGATGCTATTCCAAATAAATTACAGCAAGCCAGAATCTTACTTCCCTATAAAGGCAGATTGCTTGCTTTTAATACATATGAAGGCGCTAATCTTGCAGCATCTACTCAGAATCCTCAAAGATGCCGATTTTCTGCAAATGGCGACCCGCTAGGCGCAAATGCATGGTTAAGCGATGTAGTAGGCCAGGGTGGCTTCATTGATGCAGCTACGGACGAAAATATCATTACTGCCTATTTCATAAAGGACGTCCTCGTTGTTAAGTTTGAGCGCTCTTCATGGAGAATCGTTTATACCCAGAATGAGACGAAGCCTTTTGAATTTCAAAAGGTGAATTCAGAGTTTGGTTCTCTTTCTACATTCAGCTATATTCCTTTTGATAAAGGTGTTTTCTCATTTAGCAATCAAGGTATTATCACAGATGATAGCGTCAATGTTCAAAGAATTGATCTCAATATTCCAGATTATATTTTCAATTTTAATAGCGATAATTCTGGCTTTCAGCGTGTGTATGGCATTCGTGATTTTAAACAGCAGCTTGTTTATTGGGCATATTCTCAAGAGGGTGATACCAGGTCTGCGCCTGTAAAATTCCCTAATAAAGTATTGGTCTACAACTATTTAAATAATTCATTTTCCACTTTCAACGACTCCTTTACCTGTTATGGATACTGGCAAAGAACGAACAATATGACATGGGCAACCATTCCATATCGTACATGGAATACATGGAATTTACAGTGGAATTCAGGGGCACAAACCGATCTTATATTAGAAGTTATTGCTGGCAATCAACAGGGATATGTTGAGATCTTAAGCGATGAAGATGCCAATGACCCTTCGTTATCTATTACCGCCATAGCCCTTGATGGAAATGGCAATACTCAGGTTACTGTGCCAAATCATAACTTTGTCACAGGTCAATTTATAACCATTCTCAATATCATTGGGACTGCGAATGTCATTAACAACATCATCTATCGCGTTGTTGTTATCGATGCCAACAACTTCAATATCCAGTTCTACGATGCAGTAAATAATATTTTCCCTTATCAGAAACTTACGGGAACATATTTAGGTGGTGGTCAGATCATCACTATGAATCGATTGAATATATATACAAAAGTCTTTGCGCCCTTTTATGAACAGGGCATGCAGTGTCGTATATGCTATATAGACTTTCTATGTAACAACTCAGGAACCGGTGAATTCACCGTCAACTGTTTCATTGATGAAAGCGACAACCAGATCGTCAATGATCCAAACGATCCCAATAATGTAGGCATTATCGGCAATAACATTGTATCGACAGCTCCAGAACCTGGTATTTCCTTTAATGTTCAGCAGGAAAAGATCTGGCATAGACTCTATATCAACCAAATTTGTCAAAATTTCCAACTTCAGTTGACTCTATCCGATGTTCAAATGGCGAATGGTCTTATTGCAGATTCTGAATTTACTCTTCATGCAATGGTTATGTATCTTGCTCCAACAGGGAGACTTGTACAATGATAAGGTTACGACTATATTTATTTTGTCTCTATATTTGTCTTATTTTAACCTGTCAAGGCTGTAATTTTTCCATAACCATGGTTCATACAAATGGAGAAGCGACAGATGTTGTAGATGAAGAAGAAGGAGCCACGGCTGATTTAGCTATAAAGCCAGGATTGTTACCATGACATTTCAACCCGCCAATACACAAGCTCCCTATCTATCGAGTAGCAAAGTATATCCTCAAGAGCCGACAGAGCTTCTGACAGTACTCACTCAACGAGATATTGAAGTATCATCAGCTGTAAATATTAGAGTCATTGGCATAATAGAGCCTGTTGAGTTCTTAACAGGAATACAATATGGCTCTTTTACACAAGCGCAAAACAAGAACTTTTCTTTCATTAAGATGTATGCATTGCCAGCCACAAATGCCGGTGCTACAACCAATATTTTGCATGGATTGACGAATGTGACGAATTATATTCGCATATGGGGAACATGCATTACGAATGTAGTGGATAAAAGATCGATTCCTTATGCCGATGCAGTTGCCGTCAATACTCAGATAAGCATTAAAATCGTAGATCCAAATATTGTCATTGTCAATGGAGCAGCTGCACCCAACATCACATCAGGACTTATTTTTCTTGAGTATTTGAAGACATCATTTTAACTATTGAAATAATTTCTTTAATGCTAGATTAGAGAAAATTGAGGTGAATTATGGGATTCTGGTCTTTCTTACATCGGACAAAACAAAAGAAAAATGCTCGAAAGAAGGCATATCATGAAGAAAAATTAGGTAAAAAAGACATAGGCAAACAATACGGCCAAAATAAAAGAGCCTATAATAAATATGTCAATATGCTTAAAAAGCAAAAACCTGAATTTAAAAAATTCGAAACATTACGTCCTGAGCAGCGACAATTAGTTGGCGAAGTTGGTGAAAACTTTCGTCAAAATTATGGTGGCGGTGTAGGTGGACAGCCTATATTTGAACAGGGACAAGATGTTATTTCTGATTATCTTTCAAGATCACCTGAAGCGCAATCTAGATTTAATGCTCCCTACTTACGACAATTCAGAGAAGATATATTGCCTGCATTGAGAGAACGACTAACAGGTGGTGATGAATCTCGAACTTCGGCCTTTGAAAATCTATCAGCTCGTGCTGCTACAGATCTTCAAGAAAGATTAGCAGCTCTTCATGAAGGCTATCGAGCACAGATGCCAGGACAAGCTCTTCAATATGCGGGAGCTCCATCTGAACAAGCTCAGAATCTTCTTCCTTATGCTCTACATCCTACATTTAATAGAGTAGGCATACCAGCTCCATCTCTTCCAGCTCCTCCAGTAAGAGGAATTGGTCAAAGAGTACAGCCTAATCCAGTTGGACCTAGTGCTTTTGCAAAATTTGCAGCTCCAGTAATGCATGCAGGTGCTACCGCAGCAGGTGCATATTATGGAGGTCCCGCAGGTGCAGCAGTAGGTTCTGGAATTGGACAAGGAATTGGAAATATGATGGGTGTTGAATCAACAGGGGGCTTAGGCGAAGGAATAGCTACTGGTGTAGGTCAAGGTCTTGGAAGTGGACAATGGTTTGGTGGAGGATCCCCAGGAGCAAGTGTTCCAGCAAGAGGTCCAATGCCAACAATGCCTTCTAGAATGGAAATGCCAACCTTTGGTGTGCCACGTATGTATACTCCGTTTAGAGGATAATAAAATATGACAATGCAATTTATGCCACAAATGCACGGTGAAGGTTATAATCCTCGATATAATATTCCACAGCCACGTCAAGCACGAGAAAGAGGACAATCATCGGCAGATTTTCTTGCAGAAACATTGGGGAAAGGTCTAGGTGGTGGGCTTGAGAAAGGCTTAAACTACGGCATTGAAAAGATGCTTCAACGTAAAGAAAATCGCAAATACAACTCTGCTATTGCTCGACAAATGGGTTTGCAAGAAGATGCATTTGGTGATGAAAATCCTGAGATTGCAAAAGCTGTTTTTTCTTCTAGTTTAGAACAACGAAAACAAGAGCAAAAAGTTCGTTCAAAAGTAAAGTTATTACAAGATATTTTGCCTGAACTTGGTGGTCAACCAAATCAACCATATCAAGCACCTGTAAATCAAGCATTGAATCGTGCATTCTATGGACAACAATTAGAAAATATGAATCAAATGGGTGATCAACCCATGCAAGGGCCGGCAAAATTGCAACAACAGCAATTTCCACAACAAAATCCACAGCAATTTATACAGCAACGACAGATACAACAAGAAACACCAACATCTAATATTACGTCAAATCCTCAACAACGATTAGCAGCTGCAATTGTAGATCCCAGTATTGCTAATACTATGACACAGAATGAAAAAATAGCATCAGCAGCAAGACAAGCTGAATTAACTCGTGCCGATAGAAAGACAGAAGCTGATAGAAAATTTGAAGCAAAAACTGAATCAGAGAATAGAAAAGAATCTAAAGAATTTAGAGACAAAATATTTGCCACTCATCAAGCGCATATAAAAAATAAAGTTAATATTCAACATCTTAGAAGTTTAGCAAAGTCAGGAACATTGCCTGAACCAGCAATGGTTGCATTATTAGATAAAGTTGGGTTGCCATTAGGTATATTAAACAATCCAAATAGTGAAGAGTATCAAAAAAGAGTATATGATTTTACTTCAGGGATTACTGGCGATTATGGAGCAAGAATTCTAGCTAGTGAATTTGGTATTTTTTTGCAACGTATACCTACATTGTTAAATTCTAATGAAGGTAGGTTGCAAATATTAGATATGATGGAACAAATTGGTGAAATGAATGATACATATTATCAATCATATAAAGAAACAATGAAAGAAAATAATGGAAAAACTCCTAAAGATATTGAAATTTCTGTTTTTGACAAAGTAGAACCTTTAATTAATGATTTAATGAGTGATCTTAGTCAAGGAGAAAAAATTACTCTTTATAAAGATGGTAAAACATATAGAATCCCTATAAATGAAGCACAAAAAGCAATTCAAGAAGGAGGCTTCGGATTCTAATGATTCAACAAAATGATCTTTCTTCTCAGCAATTGGATTCTCAAACTTCGGATAATGAGTATTGGGAAAAATATCGTGTGAATAAGAATGTCAAATCTTCTTTAAAGAAAGAAGCACCACAATCTATAACAAAAGAAACTCCTTTACAAAGACAGCTTCAAACAGCAACGCAGCCATTTAAAAAAGAAAACAATTGGGAACAATATGAGGTTCCTGAACAAAAAACATTTCCTCGGCAAATTTCTGAAGAAATTCCTATGCATGTGGCAAGAGCTGCTGAAACTATTTTAGGAGGTCCTGGAGAAATACAGGAATTTGGCAATAAATTATTATGGAATGTTTTAAGAAAAATACCTGGATTTGATCTTGGCGAATATGATGAGAATTCATCAATTGGTCTACAATTGCCTAAAACGGAACGATTTAGAGAAATTACAAAAGAAATTTCTGGTGGAAAAACTGAACCGAAAACAGAAGGACAAAAACGAAGAGGTGAATATACAGAAACTATTGCTTCTTTAGTAAATCCTTTAACAGGATCAACATCAATTGGTCGTGCCATAGTTCAAGGAACAGCAGGCGAAGGTGCAAAAGAAGTTATAAAAGCGCTGGGTGGTTCTGAAAAACAACAAGAATATGGGAAATTAGGAACAATGTTTTTTTCCGGACTTCTAAAAGGTGAAAATACAGCAAAATCATATTATAAAAATCAATATGGTCAAGCACAACAAGCTATTCCTGCTAATGCTATAACCAATGTTTCACAATTAGAAAATGAATTAAATTCTATTAAATCCACTTTAACGCAAGGTGTTTCAACACCATCAAAATCTGCTGTTTTAAAACCAATAGATGAACTTTTGAATAAGATTTCTGGAGGAAGAATTTCAGTAAAAAATTTGGATCAAGCAAAAAGAGATATAAATGAATTAATGGATGATCCTGCGTTACTTCAAAAAAATAAATATCAATTTTTGCCATTTTCTAAATCTATCGATGATGCACTTGAATTATATGGAACGCAACATAATCCAACATATCTTAAACACATGCGTAATGCAAACGAAGCTTATGCTGCCACAAAAGCTAGTAAAAAATTTTCTAATCTTATGAAAACCAAAGTTGATCGAGTATTAGATAAACTTCCATTAAATACAGAATTTAAGAAAGCCATTCCTTATGCGTTTATGTATGGATTATATCATACAGGAGGAGTTGCTTATCCCGCTGCTGGTTATGGGATATTAAAGGCAGGAGAGTTTTTTGCACGTGCTGCAAAAAGTCCACAACTTCAAAAGCATTATGCAAAAGCAATAGCTTCTGGAATTCAGGAAAATACTTCAGCTTTTATTAAAGAATTGAAAATCATAGATAAAATCAATGAAGAAATTAAAATCAGAGATGAGAAAAATATTAAGAATCAGCGCCAGAAGCAGATAAAAAGATAAAGCATATAATACACATAAAAAAACTAAACATTTTATTTCCTCTGTATTAAAATTTCTAATCTTGCAACTCGCTCTCTAAAATCATTAATTTCATTTCTCTCTTCTTTAAGCGTATATATAGCAAACATTACGAATAAAAAAATTCCTACCATGAAGAAGATATTCATTTCTATTTCTTCTCTTTCAATGGAGCACCCATCATCGAGAGAATTGTCTCCATAACTGTAACTCTAGTTTCAATAGAACCCACACGTATTTTAAGATCATTTACATCTTTTTCTACATTGCCGAGTCGAAAATCTATACTTTCCATAGAAGTTTGTAGCATAGAAAGTTTAGCACTTAATTTCCAAAAGCTTAAAAATATTGTAATGACAACACCAACTCCAGTAAAAATTGCACTCCAATCAATATTCATAATATCCTCCTTTTTCCCAAAGTCTACTTCAAAAACCATTAATCATCAAGATGTTAAGATTATTTGAATTTGATTACGCCGCGCAATCTTGGCGCAATTCGACGACAATATGCACAAATTAGATGATTTTCTGTGTACGAAATAAAAATATGCACACAAAACTTCTATTTCTTGTGCATGATATGACAACTTAAATTTATATTTTGACATCCATAACCCCACCTGTTAATGTAAATTAAATTCTTTAACAAGACGGCGTGAGGTTATATGGCGCAAAAGCTCAGACCACAGGCTCAGACACTTTCAGGGTCGCCGCAGCCTAATTTTACAAAATTCTATCCATCTCCAATTATTTCAAAAAGAGCTCCTACAGCCAATGATACTGGCTATCCATTAGGACAAGTATGGGACAATAAAATAACAGCTATATCTTATATGCTTACCCAAGTTGCATCAGGCGCAGCAACATGGGTTCTTCTTGGTACAAATGGTGGACCACTAAATACTCTGACAGGTGATGGAGGCGGTGCAATTGCTCCGTTCGCAGGAAATATTACTCTTGCAGGAACAGGCGGACAAATCACAACAACTGGCGCAGGAAGTACGATAACATTTACAATTCCGGCAGCTTTTCTAGCTCCAGGATCAGTAGCATCAACTACAACGATGCATTCAGGAACTTCCTTTTCTTCGGGCACAACTATCACCGCTGCTACAGGATTAACTGTAACCGCAGGTGGTGCCGCAATAACGGGCGCATCCACTATAAACGGCGGTACTGTAGGCATAGGAACAGATAACGCAGCCAACGCCATTTCTATAGGCGTAGGCACAGTAGCTCGTACTATTCATATCGGCGATTCAGCAGCAGCTCATGTAGTGGATATTGGATCAAGTACTCTCGCAGCAGCTATAGTTCTAAAAGTTGGTACTGGTAATTTTTCACTTAATGGTGTTGCTGGTTCAACATATGCAATCGGTGCAGCTACAGTTGGCGGAACGATCACAATTGGCGGTACAGGACAATCAGGTCTTATTACTTTAGGATCATCGACTGCTGGAAATATCATAGCCATAGGTTCTGGAACTGGTGCTACTACAGTTAACATTGCAGAAGGGATTAATGGATCCTTAGTTCAAATCGCCAACGGTATAAATACAACTGCTCAAATAGTAAATATTTCCAATGGTGCATCAGGCGCAAATTCTACAGTAAATATTTTAACAGGAGCAGGCTCTGCTGGTACTCAAACATTGAATGTACTAGCAACTGGCGCAACTCGAGCTGGTGTAATTAATCTTGGAACAGGAGCTGCGGCTCATGCAATCAACATTGGGAGCCAAACTGGCGCATTGACGATTGCAGCACCTAGTGCAATTACATTAGCAGGTGGTGCTGGAACTGGTCTTGCTGTTAATACATCAGCAGGAACAGGCGTTGGTTTAACTATTCAAACAACTGCTGCAACCACTGATGCTCTACAACTTTTAGCAGGCGGTATCTTAACGACACCTGTCGCTCCAGGAGCTGGTGCTTCTCCAATCGTTGCAAATTGCCGTATTGGATCTGCAACATTTACGGATGTAATTGCCAATGGTGCTTATGGAACACTCACTGTAACCAACTCTATGGTAGCAGCAGGTTCCGTAGTATTAGCAACGGTATCTTGCTCAACTGTAAACTCGGCATTGCAAATTGTAGAATATACGAATGTAGCGGCTACATCTATTGCATTCAGAATATTTAATGCTGGTGCTGCATCTACTGCTGCAAACATTGTTGTAAACTTCTGGATAATGAGCTAAGGAGCCTTATGGTAATCACTACAAAGCTCAGATATGAAGCATTACGATCTGTAAATACAGCTACTCTTGCAGGGACATATGTACCTTTTGGACTACCATTAGCCAATAGAACATATATATTTAAAATAGTAAATAACTCTAATCAGTTACTCACTATTTCATTAGATGGAGTTACAGATGAAGATATTATTCCTCCAGGATCGTTCATCTTATACGACGTAGAATCAAATAAATCTTTGAATGCAGACGATCTATTTCTGCCTCAAGGTACGCAATTCTATGTGAAGGGAGCAGCAGGAGTAGGTCTTGTTTATCTCGTTGTCTTATATGGAGCTAACATATGAGTCAAGGTGGAATCATCTCAATTATAGGGGACATTGGCGATCCAGTAACACCGCCTCATGGTGGAACAGGTGTTGCCAGTCCCACCGCTCATACGCTTCCTGTAGCTGAAGGTGCAGCCCCTTTTCATTTCTTAGGACCATTGACTAATGGTCAACTCTTAATTGGAAATACAGGAAATGATCCCACTCCAGCGACTATAACAGCAGGAGTTGGTATCAGCATATCCAATGCTGCCGGCTCTATTACTATAGCGAATGCAATAGGAACTGCCTGGACTCCTATCGTTGCTTCTCAAACTCTTGCCGTAAATAATGGTTATATTTGCTCAGGTGGAGGAGCACTTGCTCTTTTGTTGCCTCCTGTTTCCGCTGTAGGAAATATCATTGAAATTACCTTAGATGGATCTGCTAGTTTTACAATTACTCAAGGTGCCGGTCAAAGAATCAGAATAGCAAATAATCTCAGTACATTAGGTGCTGGAGGAAGTTTAGCATCAACTGCACAAGGCGATACTGTAAGAATGGTATGCGTGATAGCAAACCTTCGTTGGGTTGTAGTATCCGAAATGGGAAATTTAACTGTTAATTAATGAGGAAATATTATGGCTACAGCCAACGCAATCAATGCAAATAGCACAGGTATACAAAAGTACGATGGTGCAGGAACATTTAGTGGTATCACTCTTACGCAATTTTCGCCTTTAGTAGGAGCTGCCTCTAATGGTATTACATCATTAGGACCACTCACTAATGGTCAAATCGTTATTGGAAGTACAGGTGTTAGCCCTGTTGCGACAACTATTACTCCAGGTTCCGGTATTAGTGTTACAAACGGTGCAGGCACTATCACCATAGCAGGTACCACAGGCGTAATTTGGTCGACTGTCACTGTAGATGCATCAGCAACCGTAGGTCAAGGGATCATTGCTAATAAAGCAGGCCTCTTAACTATGACATTGCCAGCGGTATCAAGCGTAGGTGATGTAGTTGCAATTACTGGAATGAATAACGCAACTGGCTGGAAAATCGCGCAACCAAATGCTGGAAGCCAAATATTTTTTGGGACATCAGCAACGACCTTAGGTGTTACAGGATTTCTTGCATCGACTAATACTCGTGATACTGTGTATATGGTTTGTGTCACAGCAAACGCTACTTGGAACGTTTTATATAGCGTTGGAAACATAACTGTTTCTTAATATTTGACATATTTAAATAACGGACAAATATTATGTATTTCATGTCATATGAAATTACATAATAGGAGGTAATTATCGTTACAAACAACGCAATAAATTCCAATATTCCTATAGAGCTTTCAAAAGGTGGCTCCAATACCACCTCTTTTTCTACGAGCACAGGCATAGTAAAATATGATGGAACAAGTCTTGTAACAAGTACGACGGCTAAGATAAGTTCTACAAATGTGATGACTAATAGTGCTCAACCATGTTTCTTAGCTTATGCTAGTGCTGATTTAACAAATATTTCAGGCGATGGAACAGCATATACTGTACTTTTCAATACTGTTGTTTTCGATCAAGCAAGTAATTATACAGCAGGAACAGGCACCTTCACTGCTCCAGTTACTGGAAGATATTTCTTCAATTGCAATTTTAATGTAAATGTCGGTGTTACAACAACTACTGCGATGTATGCATTTATTAAGTGTACGAGCAGAAAGCAATTAGCATTCAATCTTCCTACGAGAAATAACGTTATCGGTTTTTTTGGGGTAAATGCCGATATAGGTGGAAATATGTCTGGAATTTTTGATATGACAGCAGGTGATACATGTATCATTGAATTTCATGCAGATGGTGGGGCTAAGACGACATCATTACGTGGCGGAGCTGATTTAAATACTTGTTTTTCTGGCCATTTAATCTGTTAAGGAAAAACGATGACCTCTTTCACTAACTCAGTAAAGAACTATCCTCTTAATGCCGATACTGCTATCCGTAGAGTCATAGCTACTCGCGATCCTACTTTTACTGATGATAAAAATTATAATCTTGGCGATGAATGGCTCAATAAGATTAATAATGAATGGTGGAAGCTTGCTGCTTTAAATGTACACAACCCATTAACAGGTGGTAATGCTCTTTGGACACGAATGTCAGGATCTCCTGGTAATCTCCAAAGCCTTTCCGATACAGCAAATACAGTCGTTTTCCCAGATGGCGCAGGAAATATTAAACTGACGCAAGGGTTGGGAATTAGTATCCTATCAAATCCTGCACTTAATCTACTTACTTTCACGGTAGGGAATTCAGTTGCTATAGTTTATAGTGAAGATGTAGGCACAGCAACTGCTGTAGCGAATATTCTTAATATAAATGGTGGAACAGGCATCAATACTTCAGGTGCCGGCAACACTATTACTATTAATGCAAATGCAGATATTGCCACAACTTATACAGAAAATGTCGGAGTTGCCACACCAGCTCTAAATAATCTTAACATTTTAGGTGGTACAGGAATAGCCACAGTAGGTGCTGGCTCTACAGTAACAATCAATGCTGCTGCCTCTGTTCCATTAACATTTAATGAAGATATAGGTTCTGCCGTAGCGGCTGCCAATGCCATTACGGTTACTGGCGCCAATGGTATCACCACGCTTGGTGCCGGCAATACTATTACCATTAATGCTGGCGGTACTATTGCAACTACTTATACTACTAATGCTGGTGTCGCAACTCCGGCCTTGAATAATCTAAATATTTTAGGAGCTGGTGGTATAACCACTTCAGGTGCAGGATC